CCATCAGGTCGGCCAGTTTTTGGGTTCACCTCTGCCTTGGCTTCACCGCAGTCGATGTCGAGCCAGAAAGATTTTAATCCAGCTACGTTATCCTTGGTGCGGTTTTCATCCGTAGTATACTTGGCAACACCGAAGAAGACGTTAAGTCCTTCGGCCACATACTTCTCGGTAAGGGCGTCAACCTCTTCCCGCGTGGCGACCAGTTCCTGCCTAGTCCAAGTACCTTCCCTTATCCCGACAACAGCAAAGTAGCCGCCATCAGGTTGTACAATTTCAAGAAGGTCGAAGTTTGTCATATGCAACAGTCACCAGTCATCAGACGCAAAAACGCCTGGAAAAAAGGGGGAAAATAACATAGGGCGAACCCTATGTAAGCGTGGAGATGTAGTTGGTAACTAGGCCGTGTAGGGGTTCAGCGGGATTACTAACCCCACTGAACCAATTATACACCGTCTGTCGGGTTACCCTAAACCTGGTGGCGACAACTGTGACGGGCACGTTGTGTTTGATACACTCCCGACCCAGTTGCACACCCAGTTTCTTCTCGTTCGCTTGGTTATTCCGTTCGATAAGTCTCAGGCTATAGCCGTACGACATTCTCAGTCCTCATCTTCATCATCGTCATTACCCCAAACGGCAAGGACATTAGCAAGGTCTGCCTTCGGGACAGCAGTTTCTTCAGTGCTCTTAGAAGCGCGCTTCTTCGGGGCTTCAACCTCTTCCTCTTCATCCTCATCTGGTTCATCGGAATAGGTAATCTTTGGCTGCGGCTTTTCCTCTAACTTAGGCTGCGCCTTTGTTTCACCCTGCGGTGCAACGGATAGAACGATAAGCTGGCGGGTCGCCGGATCGTTACGGGCTTCCTTAACCAGTGCCTCCTCCTCCTTACTTATACCACGCATCGGGGTGAATTGCAGTTCCATTGTTTCTGCATCTAGGTTGTACGCAATGTTGGTCACGACACCATCTGGGCTTTCGCCGTTGGCAATCAGGAACTTCACATAGCTTTCGAACGGATGCACGTTGCCGTTACCCTTACCGAAGAGCGACTTGGCTGGGACGTTGAACTGGTAGACGTCACCCGAATCATCACCATCGATCATCACAGCGATACGGCGTTGGAAGCGGCATGCACGACCCTTACCGTTGTCGCCTGAACCCGAGACGTTCTTAGGGCACGATACGCAGTTGCTAGCTTGTGGGTTACCGGCGGCTGCTTCTGGCTTGTCACCTAGGTTCGACCAGCAGTCAGGTAGGGTCGGCTTGGCATCAGGGTCATACTTGCCAGCATAAAAGGTACGGCTGACCTTAGGCAGTGCGTCCACGATGATAGCGTTGAACTCACCACGGATGGCTTTGCCGATCTGTTCACCGTTCACAAGGCGCTTGAAGGTACCGTTGGTGTTGGTCTGGATGCGGCGCGTGTTGCTGACTGTGGCAAGTGACTTACCGAGGTCGGACAGTTCACGCTTCGATGCTGTCGATACAGCACCTGCTTGCTTAAAGATTGTTAGGTTGCTCATTTGTTATCTCCTTACTTTGCTGTTGGTTTGCGTACGCGCACTACGTACTTGGTGTCGGCTTGAAGGCCGACTGGTAATTCATCTGGGTTGTCATCTAAGAACTGACGCATGTTTCCGTTGTGGATACGCTGCTCAAGCAGGTACATAGCATCGTGCTCTTTGATGAATTCATACGTGGACTCCCAGTCGTTCGTCCAATAGCGGGTGCTGACTGTGCGCGTCACAGTCCCAGCAGGGGTCCGAATGCTATCCAGATTTTGCTCATTACACAAGTCAAGAAGTGCAGCGGACAATAAGTCCTGCTGTACCCTGAGACCGGTGATTGCTTCCTTGTGTGCTTCTTCCTTCTGGTTGATAGCATCACGTATCTTACGGTAGGCTGAGACGATCTCATCCGCTTTCATATCTGTCATGGTTTGCTCCTTCGTTGGTCCGCTCATATTACTTTTACATTATACAATGTCAAGCGGTTTGTAAAATTTCTTGTTTGTACAGATCGATTATTTTCTGGTGGTTCTCGATGTTGCCCCGTAACATCTTATAAAGCTTGTGTTCCACCTCACTGCCGGAGATGTGAACGATGGTCATGGGGTGCTTCTGACCAGGCCTATCGATACGGGCGTTGGCTTGTAGGTAGGTTTCCACGCTGGTCACAGGTGCGTACCAGATTATTGTGTCCGCCTCTGTCAGGGTCAGGCCGTGGCTTGCTGCTTGTGGCTGAATGATAAGCACACGGGGGTCAGGTATCGACTGGAAGTCAGCGACGATCTGGCTGCGTTTGTTAAGATTGACACTGCCGTTGATAACCTCGCAACTAATCTTCTCCTTCGCCATCACATCACGTAACAGTTCGATGGTGTGCGTGAACGGCACAAAGACCAGTACCTTGCGGGTAGTCTCGCGAATCACTTCCAACACAGCGTTGATGCGGTTGCTCACATCGAACTGCACGACCTCGCCAGTATCCGAATAGACCGCACCTCCGCTGATCTGAAGCAGCTTGTTCAGGTTAGTCGCCGCATTGACCGCACTGACTTGCTCACCGTCAGCTTGCATACTCATCTGGGTTTTAAGCAGCCTGTAGTATTTGGTTTGCTGCGGTGTCAGGGGTGCGTCACGATCTACATGGGTAACCTTCGGTAAGTCGAGACACTGGCTCTTCTCGAACCGGATCGCTGGTTGCAAGATGCGATGCACGATGGACTGGGCTTGTGGCTTCACGGCCCATTTAAACTGTGTAACCTTATATAGCACCGAGTCGCGGAACGCGCCGTAATGTTTAGGACACCCTTCTGGGTTCACCAACTTAGCTAACCCATAAGCATCGATGGGTGACTGCGCGGCCGGTGTACCCGTTAGCATCCATAGCCAAGGGTCTGTGTCCTTGACGATGTTCTTAAGTATCTTCCACCGCGTCGTCGATGGGTTCTTGTAGGCTGTCGCTTCGTCTACCACGATCATATCGAAACCACCTGCGGCAATCTCATCCTTGACCACTGCTAATCCGTCGAAGTTAATGATGACGAACTCAGAGCCAGCAGCGATGATCTTCTTACGGGTCTTGGCATCTCCGTGGGCTACACTGCATGAGCGGTGCATCGCGAATTTAAATAAGTCCTGCTGCCATGCAGCCTTCATGATCGACAGTGGGCACAGGACAAGGACACGCTTAATCTTACCTTGCTTCATGAGGTAGTCGGCAGACCAGATCACGCTGGCTGTCTTACCGGTGCCTGCTTCGCTGAAACAGAACGCCCGCTTACGGAGCGAGAGGAATGACGATGTGACCTTCTGGTGTTCAAACGGGGCGAACTTACCTGTCCACTTGTAGTCACGTAGCAGTGGGGAAGGGGCGTCATGCCCAAGGGTAGCCAAAGCCCGAGCTTCTTTCAGCCCCCAATGGACGGCTACGCCCCCCTCTACCACGGCGCTCTTTTTAATGGATGATGTAATAGCATCATGGTCCCGTGTGTCCACGAGAAGGACTTTGTCTTCAACGATCCGCATTAGTTTGCTCCTTGCGCGGTTTATTTTTTCTTACGTTCCCGCGTACTGGTTTCTGCTACTAGGTTGTGCTTGCTATCTCGCTTGAATGAACGGTTCTTGGACGCGCTCTCAACGCGCACACCGTTCTTATTCGCGCCGCCCTTGTCGAATGCCTTTACATGAGCGACATCCTTACCGTCACCCTTCTTAACCTTACCGGCCTTCATAAGTTTGGCACGGGCTGCATTACGAGCGCTACGGTTCTTCACCTGCTCAGGTTGGGCTTCGTACTTGACGGCATTTGCATACTTGCGGTCGGCTTTATTCTTGTACGGCACGGCTATCTCCTAGGGCGATAATGTTCGCAGCTTGTAACTGGACACCATCCACATAGTGGGCTTGTCTTAGCATTCCACATACCACTATCCGTCGCATCTTCCAACTGTTCTAGCTGGGTATCAAATACAGAAAAGTACGTATTTGTATGTTCACGGGTGTGCGTCTTCTTAGGAAACTCGTTGCTGACCACGAAGGCTAGACCTGACTTTATCTTCGTCACTTCTGGATAGTGCACAAAGATAGCCCCCGCCATCAGGTCTAGCTGTTTCATG